AAGAAATTAAGGACACGGTGTTTGCCATGATCGAAACGTATAAGCGCGGTCAGCGCTGTCACGCAATCTTTTGTGGTCATTTGAAGGACGAGCCAGTAACTTTTGAGAAGGCTCTGATGGGCAAGACCAGAGTTTTCACGGCCTCCGGCATTGCCTATACGTTGGTTGTGCGAAAATACTTGCTGTCTGTGATTGTATTGATGCAAAACAACCGGTATCTATTTGAAACAGGTCCAGGTATCGTGTCGCAAAGCCTAGAGTGGGAACAAGTGCGTGAGCACATCACATTTTATGGCGAAGATCGCATGGTGGCCGGAGATTATTCCAAATTTGATAAGCGCATGCCAGCGAACGTCATTCTCGCAGCATTTGATGTCATCTACGATATCTGCCGTAGAGCTGGGTATAGTGAGGACGCCTTGAAGGTTGTCACAGGGATAGCCAATGACACGGCATTCCCGGTGGTTGACTTTAATGGCGACCTTATTGAGTTCTTCGGGAGCAATCCCTCAGGACATCCACTCACAGTTATCATCAATGGTATCGTGAATTCGCTGTATATGCGTTACACGTACTTGGTGTTACGACCAGTGTCTGTGCAAGCGAGTTTTCGTGAGCGCGTTCACTTGATGACGTACGGTGATGACAATATCATGGGTGTGTCCGTTGAGGCACCGTGGTTTAATCACACCGCTATCCAGCGAGTGTTGGCGGACGTGGATATCGGCTATACCATGGCCGACAAAGAAGCAGCGTCTATCCCTTACATCCATATCAATGAGTGCAATTTTTTGAAGCGCACTTGGCGATGGGATGAAGACGTGGGTGCCTATTTGGCCCCGTTGGATCGCAGCTCTATCGAGAAGATGCTCACAGTGTGTGTACAGAAAAAGAATATCTCACCGCAAAGCCATGCTATCCAAGTGATTGGCACGGCACTGCGGGAGTATTTCTTCTATGGAAAGCAAGAGTATACTGAGAAGGTAGCGATCTTTTGGTCTGTCATTGACAAGGCAGATCTAGAATTGTATGTAGAGGGAACTACAATTCCGACGTGGGAAGAACTCTGCGAGGCCTTTTGGCTGAACTCGGAGGGTATTACCACGATGCGTCTGGCTCATAACCAGACACAATGGCGCGCTAACGCCACAAATCCCCTGCAGGCACAGTATAACGTCGAACCCGAGACAACGGATAACCTTCACAGTGGGCTTGCAACCCCTGTTGAAGAAAAATTTGCACCGAAAACTATAAAGAAGGAACTCGACCAAGAATTCGAGCAAAGTAGCCTGGTGAGACTAGA